GTTCAGAGAGCATTAGTAAATATGAGATTTAATTTAGGACATTATGGATTTAGAAAATTCAAACATATGATAAGCGCTGTAAAAGCAAGAGATTTTAAAACAGCAAAAGAAGAGATTAAAAGTAGTAAGTGGTGCAGACAGGTTGGTTCTAGATGTAAATTTGTAGCTGATTTAATTTATAAAGGATAAGTATGAAAGATTATAGATATGCTTTATCAAATTTGAAACTGAATGATGATGTGTATGCCAATCTGGTTCAAGATGCATTAGCAGATATAGCATCAAAGACTGGTTTTTTCAAGAAGAGTTTTTATTTTGATGTTACAAACACAACTAAACAATTGGATTTCGCTAAAATGGCTTTTAGTGCTGAAACCGATGTAAGTGCTAACACAACATCTTACGTATCTGGTGCTACAAATTCAGGTGTTAAAATGAAATCATTTTTAAGTGTTGTTGATATTTTGTATCAGGACACTAATATGGATGTTAAACCATATAAGTTGGACGAATCACTTATGGGAAAAGAATTTAAAATGATTACTGGTAAAGTTGGATTATTTACTGGTGTCAATCCTGAACAAGGTTATTATAAAAGAAATTTATGTATTTATTCTTATGTTCCACAGACTGAATATGTAAGTGGTGGAGAAGAAGATGTTATTTCATCTGCACTTATAGCTAAATTAAGATTTGATGCTTTTTCTATGTTTTATGAAGCACAAGATGGGCAGTTTATAGTGTTACTTGAAAAGATATATAATTCAAGAATTAATGCTCTAAAAAATACTATGCAAATGTATTCGGTTGAACAATCTAAAAATATTTTTGGAGGATTAATATGAAAGTATATGCTTGTCAAGCCTGTTGTGAGAAATGCGTTTCATTGTATGGAGATGAAATAAAATCACAATATGGAATAGATGCAGAACAGATTTGTAAAGATGGAATAATAGACCTTAGTGACAAAAATTTAACATCAGTTCCTGAATGGGTTTACTGTTTTGGACCGTCAGTTAAATGTTTAAAACTAAACAATAATCCAAATTTAGGAAGAATACCATACAAAATATATAAACTTATAAATTTGCAATGCTTAGAATTACAAAACTGTGGAATAATACAAATGCCTAGAAATGTATTTGGTTTGAGAAGATTGGAGAGAATATGTGCTAATGGCTCTGATGTTATACCTGCACCAGATTTTAAGTTTTGTTGTAATCATTTAGATGGAACTTGTGGAGAACAACCATTTACAGTACCAAATGTTGTTGGTATGAGTGTTTTAGGTACAACAACAATATGGAGTTACACTGAAGAAGAATTAAAAAGATGCACTTGTAAATCTGATTGTATCCAAATGACAAAAGTTGAAGGTGCTGTTTTAACAGAAGCAATACTGAGACTTGATAAATATTTTAAAGATAAATATTCATATTTGACTGGACAAGAATTAGGCGATAAAATCAGATATGAATTACAGCATAGTACAGAAATATATGAATTGGCAGTATTTGCTATGACTGGTTATATAGAAAAATCATTAGCAGACAAATTAATGTTATATAGTCACGCAATTGGTTCAGACATTGATTGGGAAAATAACTGGGAAAATTACGTGCCTAAAACAGATGCAGAAAAGGCAAAATATAAAAATGCGTTAAAAAAGTTATTAATTAAAAAATTAGGATATGATAGTAAGTATTTAGACTGGGGAAAAATAAATACAGTTAGTGATTTTACGAAACAATTAAGCAATAAATTAACTGCAACATTTGTTACTTGTAATGGAAAATCTTTTACTTATGCTACAGGTGCGCATAAAGGATGTACAATTGAAAATAAGAATGGTGGTTCTACATCAAGTGATGTATTAGGCACTTGTTGGTTCTGTGGTGTAGCTAAGATAATGTTATTAGATTTGGGATTTACTTCATCTAAGGCATTTTTAAATACACCATATGACCAACTAAAAAAATATAATATATTGTATATGAACTTAACACAATCATTAGAGAACCAAGAGTTTGGTGGATTAAAGGCATTGTCAGGTTTAAGATATCTTGATTTAGCGAGTAATAAGATAACAAGTATTCCATCTTTTATAACAAATTTTAGACATTTACAATTTTTAGGATTAGCATATAATGATTTAATAGAAATACCTTTTGCTAAAGATTTAAAAAATTTAGAGATGCTCAATTTGCAACAACCACTTAAAAACTATTGGGCATCAGGTCCAAAGATTCATATAAATATGACTAGTGCATTACCACCAGAGCTATTAGATTATAGTTCAAGTTATGTTGACCCTGAAAATAGTGATTTAACTTACACAAATGAAGATTTTAATAATTGTTTCATCGATGCACAACATCAAAGTTTTTCAAGACATCCACACTATTTTTATAAAAGAAACGTAAAAGGTGTATTCACTGGTATGCATTATAAATATTCTGATAATTCAATAGAATTTGATTACAATTATGGAAAAACTCCAGATTCTGTATTAGAACATCTTGCAACAGTTAGCAATCCAAATTTAATTTTTTTACAAATAAATGTTGACACTTATATAGATGATGCTGAAATAGATAAGATAGCAGATTATATAGAAAGAATATTTGCGAAAAATCCAAATATAGAACACTTCTCAATATATGGTCAGTCAAATGTATCTTCTTATAAAGACCACGTTTACTTTCAAAGAAGATTGAACCAGTTGGAAATAAGAAAAATGTTAGGAACTAAATTTGATCAATTGAAAAGTTTTTATCTTCAACACGATATGGGATTAGATAGATTATCTGAATTTTATACAATAGATGAAATAAGAGATTTTTATGAAAATGGAATATCAAATTTAGAATTTTATTATTTTAATACTGGAAAATATTTTTATAATGATTCAAAAACGGTATTTGATGAAACAGCAAAATATTTTAGTAAAAATATAAGATATTACAATAGAAGTGGTACTTTTGAAATAGATAAGAGACACGTTTATGATTATTACACACCAGGTTCTGGTGAAGGTATAGGATATACTGATACTATAGACTATCATTTAAAACAAGTGATAACAGATAGGGTTAATGCAGATTCAACATATGTTCCACCAAAAGGATGTTTATACTCAGATTATTTGTACAATAGATTTAAAGGAAATCTAGTTAATGGGTATCCATATGAAAGATGGAAAAATCCACCACCATTTGATGTATGGGATTATAATGGGTTACCAATAGGAGACTTAAATGATTGATATACAAAATTTCAATACAACTTCAGCTTACAATAAGGATGATTACATTTCAAATGTAGTTAATGAAATGGTTTGTGATGCTCACGATATATGCAATAAAAGAAGTGAAGAAGTAAACAGATTTACAAAAATAGAAATAAGCAGTGAAGTATATACATTTACAGTTAATATGTTAAAAAAGAATGGTTTAAATGAACAATATTTTAAAGAAACGTTATATGTTCCTTTTGATTTTAAGCAAACATATGAAAATGAATTAAATACAATGTATAACAAATATAACAATACTTAAAAAAGGTTTGATATGCAATTTATAAGACCAAAGTTAGACCAGGAAATAACATATAAGAACCAAACTGGTTCTGATGTATCATTTAATGGAGATACAATTAAAGAAGTTGAACAGATAAGTGATATGTATTACAAGATAACTGTTTCAACTATTGTTAAAGGTTATCATACAATAGACGTATTGGACAGCGATAACAATAAGATAGATGAGATAATATTCAAATGTGTTATACTACCACCTGAATTACAATATTTATTTTTTATGTAAAGGAGTATATTATGGCAAGTGTTGATTTGAATAGAATAAGGGAATCATTTAGAGTTATATATGATGAATTAAGAACCAAAACATTAGTTGAGTTTAATGAGGGAAGATTAAAAGCAAGCGAGTATTCCGTGGTTCTTGCACAGAACCTTAATACTGCAATGCAATTAGCTTTTAAGATTCCATTAGAAGATTATCAAATATGTTTAACTCAAGCACAAATAGATGAAACACAAAGGAAAACAGCATTCTATGATGACCAGGCATTAAGCACATTAATGCAAATACAAATGAATGGTTGGTCCGAAGCGTTTAAAAGTGGAATGTTGCAAGGAGTTCCAGATATTATTAGTTCTGATGAATTATCAGTTTTATATGACAGTGCTAAATCAAGAGTTGAAAATGGAGATTGGAAAACTGATTGTGGAATTAGAAATGTTACTTTAGAAAATGCAAATAATTGTTAAGAAAGGAATAATATGAATTATAATATATGGTCACTATTCAATGAAAGTAAAACATATAAGCAAGATATAGATGCTAATATAGCTAATTGGCTCTCTATATATAAAGGAGAACCATATGGTAATGAAATTAGTGGTAGAAGTAAATTTGTATGGAAGTTAATTAAAAAACAAACTAAAACATTATCTTCAAATATAACAAAACAATTTGTTACAAATGAGAGTATTGTTAAATTAGAACCAAAAACAAAAGATGATTTAATAAAAGCTAAAATAGATGAAAAATTAATAAACTATTTTTGGAACTTTGAAATTGACAAAATTAGAACCACTAAAAGAATATCATTGATAGCTTCAAAAGAAGGTACTTGTTTCGTTAAAGCTGGTTGGAAAAAGAAAACAGAAAAACATTTCATCAGTGAAGGCAATCAAGAATCATTACAAAAATTACAACAAGCTATGCCACAAACACAGTTGGTTCTTGAAAATGGAAAAATATTTTCAATAAATGTTATAGAAAATAAACCGACAATAGAAATAATAGCGAATGAAGATGTTTATACAGACCCACTTGCTACTTGTATTGAAGATAGTAGATTTTTCTTTATTAAAAAAGAAGTAACAATAGAAGATTTAAAAAGCAATCCATTGATAAGTGATGAGAAAGTTGAACAATGGATAGAAAGAATGGAACAATCAAGAAATGTTGAAAGAGAGAATGACTTACACGATAGAAATTTAGAATATATGTTAATAGAAGAAGATAAAATAGAACCACTACCAATAGAAAGTAAAGTTATTATGTATGAGTTTTGGTTCAAGGAAAAAGATAAAATTAAGGTTAAGTATTTAACATTTGATGGTTCTATTCCTTATATATTTGCTGAAAAAGAATTTGAATTTAATTTCTATCCTTTTGTTGCATTTAATTTAGAAATAGATGAGTTCAGCATTTGGGGTAAAGGATTACCTGATTTTATAGATGATGAACAAAAATTTATGACTTCTATTGTTAGAGGGGCTATCGATAATATGGCTTCATCAAATATAGGGACAAAGTTTGTTAAGAAAGGTTCATTAGATAGTGTTAACTTTCAAAGGTTAATGGATGGTTCTCCAGTAGTAGAAATTAATACTACATCAACGCTTAAAGACGTTATGATAGATGGTAACTTTAATGAATTGCCAAGAACAGCATTCAATATGTTACAAATAATAGAACAACAAGCAGAAGGTATCACAGGCATAAGTAGAGCTATGCAAGGAATTGATAGTGACTTATTAAAAAGTCCAGCATCTAATTATAGTGCTATGATGTCTCAATCACAAATAAGGTTACTTGACTTCATAACATCGTTCCAACAAGGGTTTAAAAGTGTATTTTTGAAATGGTTATACTATTCTATGACATATCTATCTGATGATGAAATATTCGATAGAACAGGAATATCTATACCAGATGCTAAATTTAAAGAGATACAAAGACTTAGACAGAAATATAATATAGACAAACTACCAGCAGATGTGAGACAACAAGCTATGACAATTATATATAAAGAAATATTTGATATTTTCAACAAAAAGACAATTAAGTATGATATTCATTTTAGAGTTGGTGGAGATGGATTAAGTCAAATTAGAATTAATCAAATAAATATGCTAATGCAACAGTTGGTTCCAGCAATTCAATCAGGTACATTATCAGCAGAAATAATAAACAAATTGTTAGCTAAACTTGCAGATTTAATGGAATTCCCTGATATAGCAGACTTTATAGAAGAATATAAACCACAGCCAAATCCAGTGCAACAACAAATGACACAACTTGAAATAATGGAAAGACAAGCTAAAATTAAAAAAGAAAATGCATTAGCAGAGAATGCAGTAGCTAGAAGTCAATCACTTGCAAACAAAGCAAAACTTGATACAGCTAAAACTCAAACTGATGCTGTTGATAAAGTATCTAATGCTAAACTAAAACAATCACAAGCTATTAAAGCACAAGCTGAAGCACAAAAAATATTAAAGGAATCAAATGAACAAACAACAAAAGATAAAACAAGCGATGGAAAATCTAATGAAAAATGATGATTTTAAAATAGTCTTTCTTGACTATTTCTTATCAGATGATTGTACAGAATTGGTTCTAAACAATGATTTGAATAATCAAGCAACAATAGATGAGTTAAAATCTAAACAAGCATTTAAGAATTTTATTAACAGAATACTTGTATGATATAATAACAACAATTTGAATAAGGAGTAATCAATGGAAGAAAAAGAAAATCTTCAGACAGAAGAAACAAACGAATATGATGAAATATGGGAAAACAAAGACGTAACTTTTGATGATTTACTAAATGCTGGAAATGAAGAAAAAACTGAAGAACCAGTAGTGGGAGAGAATAATATAGAGCAACAAGAAGATAATTTAACTAATCCAGAACCACAACAACAAACTGGTTCTAATTATATTACATTAACAAGGCCATTAAAATATAGAGGTAAAGAGTTTTATCCTCAAACAGAGGAAGAACTTATTGAATTAGCTCAAAAAGGTTTAGATTATTCATTCAAAATGAATAAGATTAAGCCATATAGACAGCTAATTGAACTTCTTGAATCTAATGGTATCAGTGCAGAAGATGCAATCAACAAACTTAATTCAACAGTTGGTTCTAACAGAACCACAGAAGAAAATGCTTTTGCAAACAGCGAAAGTACGCATCAACAAAACACTAATGTAAATGAAGGACATATCCTTTATCCATATGTGCAAGAATTAGGTAGAATTGATGGTAGCTTACCTTCAAAAGTCATTAATACTTTTGATAATATTGACCCATCATTCAAGGTTGAAATTACATCAAACAATCTGATTAAACCTTTTATAACAAGTGTAGTTAATGGAGAATTTAGCAGAGTATATCCAGTTGCAACAAATGTTAAAAATGCAAACCCATATATGAGTTGGGGTGAAGCATATTCAATAGCAAGTAAACAAATAGCTAATAATGCTACAAGAGATGTTTCAAAAGAAACAAGTGAAGAGTTGAGAACCAACAAGGTTAAAAAAGAAAAACCAAGACCAAAAACTATTGAAGAACAATACAATGAAATTTGGGATAATGGTAAAATAAACACAGTTGAAGAATTAGAAAGAACATTAATAGAAGGAGTATAATATGAGTACAATTACTGTATATAAAAGAAAATACAGATTTGATGTATTAGATGCATATGACAATGATAATGGCACAAAAGTACAAAACAAAACAAATAACTTAACAGATGCTTATGGCAATAAATACAGTGATGTAATTACTGTTGCTTTAACAAATGATGGAGACCCAAATACTGTTGATGAAACTACAATTAAAAAATTAGAGTTGTATAAAGCAGTTACTTACCAAAAAGGCTTAGGTACAAGAAATGTGGTTATTATTAAAAATGATGACATCAATGAAACTACACCAAGAGGCTTAGAATCATTTTACGAAGTTACAACTTAATAAATAAAAAAGAAATAGATAAGGAGTATTAAAATGGCTTTACAATATGGAAATCAAGGTTCAGGATTAGGCGCAAAACAACAAGCAGTCGTTGATAAATTAATGACAACAGAAGTGGTTCAAAAAACCATTTTTGAAAAATATGCAACAATCACAAAAACATTACCACCAAAATCTGGTAAAACAATTACTTTCAGAAAACCAGTAAAAGTAAAAGATTTAATGTTAGCAAATAAAATCTATAAAGATTATACTGGTAACACAAGTGATGAAGGTATTGCAACATTAGTTGACCAAAATTACTATAAAAACTTCATTCTTAATGAAGGGAGTTCTGGTTCAGAAAGAAGTTATGCTGATTATGTAGAATATTCTACTGATGTATTTCCTATTGGTTTCTGGTCTAAAATTACAGAAGAAACTGATTTATTTCACGATATGTGGAACTTAAATGACTATATTAAAGAACTAAGTGAAACTGGTGCATTTATCATTGATGGTTTTTACAGAGACCTTTATATGAATAGTGCAGGACATCAAATTGATATTAGTGGAAACGACGATGGTTCTAACAATATGTCTGATAGTGCATTTAGTGATGCTAATGGTAAAATTTCTATGCAATTAAGACTTAGTGGTGCTAAATATGTAAATAGAATCCTTGACAATAGCCCTAACTATGGAACTGTTCCAGTATATGCAAGATATACAGCTATAGTTAACCCATTGTGTGAGTTCTCTTTGAGAGATAATGCAGATTTTATTCCAGTTGAAAAATATCCACACACAACAAAAGTTATGGAAAATGAAAT